TTGATTAATGACTTTGAAAAGATTGGTATTTGGAGTGAGGATTTGAAAAATGAAATCATTTTAAATGAAGGTTCAGTTCAAAACATTAATTTTAATAATCACCTTGATACTGAGGATAAAAACTATACAAAGAAAGTTAAACGTATTGAACACTTGATTAGTAAATACAAAACAATTTGGGAGATTTCACAAAGAGAATTGATTAACATGGCGGCGGACAGAGCACCATTTATCGACCAATCACAATCAATGAATATCTATATGGCTAACCCAACATTGTCTAAGATTACCTCATCACACTTCCATTCATGGGAAAAAGGTTTAAAGACATTATGTTATTATGTTAGAACTAAAGCAATTTCAACAGGGGCTAAACACTTAGCGGTTGATGTATCAAAAATACAACAACCTAAAACCAAAATTGTACAACCAAAAGTTGAGATATACGAACTAACTCAAAAACCTGAAGATAGTCCTTTTGAATGTTTTGGATGTAGTTCCTAATTTGAAAATCCCGATTCATTCGGGATTTTTCATTTTTAATCTATTTAAAGAAAAATAGATAGTATTATATTTATAGTTATGGCAGATGGAATTACTTATGGTATAAATTTTCCCTTTAGGGATTCTAGACGAGGTGACTACTTAGAACTTACTGAATTAGAATCTCAGGAGATTAAGGCCGACTTAATACATTTATTATTAACAAGAAAAGGTTCTCGATATTTCTTACCTCAGTTTGGAACAAGACTTTATGAGTTTCTATTTGAACCATTTGACGGACTTACATTTAATGCCATTGAATCTGACATAAGAGATGCTATTGAAACATTCATGCCAAATTTATTGGTTAATAGTTTAAGTATTACTCCTGCGGACGCCCAAGAAGAAGTTGACATTGCAACAGGTCAAAATCTTTTAGGTACAAGTGAATCATCCGTATACCGATTCCCTGGTAAGGGTACGTCAGAATATACCGCAAAAATAAGATTAGATTATTCGACCAATGGTTCTACATTTGGTCAGAGTGATTTTGTGATTATCAATATTTAATATAAATGGCAAATAATAGAATATCGTACGCAACAAGAGATTATCAGTCAATTAGAACTGAACTCTTAAATTATACTAGAACGTATTACCCTGATTTAATTCAAGACTTTAACGACGCTTCGGTATTTTCTGTTTTCATTGATTTAAATGCAGCAATTGCAGATAACTTACACTATAACATTGATAGAAGTGTTCAAGAGACTGTATTACAATATGCTCAACAAAGGTCATCAATTTATAACATTGCCAGAACCTACGGGTTAAAATTACCAGGTCAAAGACCTTCAGTTGCTTTAGTTGATTTTTCAGTTACAGTTCCAGCATTTGGGGATAAAGAAGATGAAAGATATTTGGGAACACTACAAAGAGGTTCTCAAGTTGTTGGAGCTGGTGTTGTATTTGAAAATGTTTATGACATTGATTTTGCGTCACCGTACAATGCTCAAGGTTTCCCAAATAGAATTAAAATACCAAACTTTAATTCAAATAACGTGTTGGTTAACTACACAATTACAAAAAGAGAAATTGTTGTAAATGGTATCACAAAAGTATTCAAGAGAGTTATTGGAGCAAATGATGTTAAACCATTCTTTGAGTTGTTTTTACCTGAAAAAAATGTGTTAGGTATAACAAGTGTTTTATTAAAGAATGGAACTCAATATACTAACATACCAACTACCGCAGAATTTTTAGGTGTTGAGAATAGGTGGTATGAGGTAGATGCTTTAGCCGAAGATAGAGTCTTTATTGAAGACCCAACAAAAGTATCTGACCAACCTGGTATTAAAGTAGGTAGGTATATTCAAACACAAGATAGGTTTATTACTGAATACACACCTGAAGGGTTTAAAAAAATGACATTTGGTGGTGGTACAAATACTGCTCAAGACCAATTGAATCAGTTCACAACTTTAGGTACTACATTAGAATTGCAGAAATATTCAAACAATTTTTCATTAGGTTCTACATTAACACCTAATTCTACTTTGTTTATACAATATAGAGTTGGTGGTGGATTAGCAACAAACTTAGGTACGAATGTTATTAATCAAATTGGTACAGTTTCATTCTTTGTTAATGGTCCATCTGAAACAACAAACTCTGCAGTAATCAACTCATTACGATGCGTTAACGTAACGGCAGCGGTTGGTGGTGCGGGTATACCATCATTAGAAGAAATTAGAAACTATGTATCGTTTAACTTTGCGGCTCAAAAGAGAGCGGTTACAGTACAGGATTATGAATCAATTATTAGAAACATGCCAGCTCAGTTTGGGGCACCTGCCAAAGTTTCAATTACAGAAAACGACAACAAAATTTTAATTCAAATTTTATCATACGATACATCAGGTAAATTAACAAATATTGTTTCAAATACTTTGAGACAAAATATTGCCAACTACCTATCAAATTATCGTATGATGAATGACTACATATCGATATTCAGTGCTGAGGTTATTGACTTGAGTGTTGATGTTTCAATTGTTTTGGATTCGGCTCAAAACTCAGGACAGGTTATTTCAAGTGTGATTGATAAAGTTTCTGCATACTTTAACCCACAAACAAGACAGTTAGGTCAGAACGTATATCTGTCAGAGATAAGAAGTATTATTCAAAACACTAACGGAGTATTAACTGTTGCAGGATTAGAGGTGTTCAATGAAGTTGGAGGACAATACTCTTCAGCGGAAACTTCAATGGAGTATGCCGACCCTGAAGTAAAATTGATTGCACCTGTTGATGATACAATATTTGCACAACCATCACAAGTTTATCAAATCAGATATCCTGGTAAAGACATCAGAGTGTCAGTTAAGAACTTCCAATCAATTACTTTCTCTTAACAAGTTTATTTATTTTTTCTTTAAGTTATTATTTAATTGTGTGCGTAAACTTTAAAAATACCACATAAACTATTTATTAACTAAAGAGATTAATGGGTCAATCATATAGAATAAGAACCGAGTTAGGTATCACTAAAACAATTAATGTACAGTTAGACCAAGAGTTTGAACAACTAGAGATTCTATCTTTAAAAATTCAACAGGAGGATGTTTATAATAGAAACTGTGCGGATTATGGTGTTCTTGTTGGTAGGGTTACTGCCAACAATGGATTTGGATTACCAAATGCCCGAGTATCTATTTTTATACCAATTTTACCTATTGACGAATCCAACCCAATAATCTCAAGTATCTATCCATATAAATCACCCGAAGATAAAAATGAAGATGGATACAGGTACAACTTATTACCTTATGAAAAATCATTTTCAACACACGCAGCTACGGGTACTTTACCGTCAAGACTTGACGTACTAACAGGGGCCACCGCGGTTGAGATTTTTGATAGATATTATAAATTAACCGCAAAGACCAACGAAAGTGGTGACTACATGATTATGGGGGTTCCATTAGGTAACCAAACTATAGTTATGGATGTTGATTTATCTGATATAGGTGAGTTCTCATTAACACCTCAAGATTTAATAAGAATGGGACTAGCCACCGATGCTCAAGTTGCTGGTAATACATTTAGAAGTTCAAATGATTTAAATTCTTTACCACAGATAATCAATTTAGTGAAGACTGTTGAGGTATCTCCATTATGGGGAGACCCAACCATTTGTGATATTGCAATAAACCGAGTTGATTTTGATTTACGTGATGAGGCAAATATTGATATACAACCAACATCTGTGTTTATGGGGTCAATATATTCGACCGCAGATAGTTTCAGAATTAGACAAAGCGCTAGACCAAAAGATAATTTTGGTAACCTATGTGATTTACAAACAGGTCCTGGACAGATATTAGCAATTAGACAAACTATTGACCAAGATAGTCAGGGATATCCAGTCTTAGAACAATATAGTTTAGCGCAATCGGGTAATATTATTGACGGTGACGGAGTTTGGTTGACCGAGCTACCTATGAATTTGGATTATTATATCACCAATGAATTTGGTGAAAAAATAGTATCTAATGACCCAACAATAGGTATACCCACAAAAAGTAAGTACCGATTTAAAATTAAATGGGCTCAACCTGCAACATTAACAGAACAAGTTAGAAGACCGTATTATTTAGTCCCAAATGTTAGAGAATACGGATGGACAACTAACGTAGACAACGACCCAAACTATTCTTCAAGTTCAACTATCCAAAAACGATTGGCGGGTTCTTATTATTTTGGTTTGGATTGGTCAGGTTATACAAATATTGATGCTGCGGTTAATTGTGACGACACGTTTTATGAATTTCAGTACAATAGAGTGTACACGGTTTCAGGACTTATTGACCAATTCAAAAATGGTGGTAGAGGTAGATTTGTTGGTATTAAAGAAATTGACGATAATGATTGTGAAAACACTATAAATAAATTTCCTGTTAACGAAGGGTTTAGGAACTTTGATTTTTTATATTTTTTATTTTCAATATTATTTACGGTTATTCAATATATAGGTGTTCCGTTTATTATTATATTTAGTTTAGTTGCATTTTTAGTTAATAATGTATTAAAAAATAAAGTTTTAAGAAACCTTCCACCTTGGGCGATTTTATTGCTCCCTTTCCGTAAAGTTGAAAAAGTCGGAACTATAAAATTACCGATGATAACATGGCCCGATTGTCAAGCTTGTGATTGCGGTTCAACACAACCCGAAAATTTAAACTACTCAGAATCAGTTTTAGTACCTGATTCAGGTTTATTAACTCAAGTTTCAAATCCTGAACTTTATACTACAAAACTTAGTCAACAATTTGCAAATTCAAATTGGGTTAATACTATACCACTTGCAATTGCAACAAATAATTTAGACCCATCAAATCCATTATCATTTAAATGTGCTAAAGGTGCCGTTCCATTGTATTCGTCAATACAGAAACAAACAATACCTATTGGTGAACGAATCAATATTTTTAATTTAAAAACCAAATATTTTGAAGGTACTAATAAAATTAAAGTCACATTTGCTTCTGAAAATAATTTAACTCATCATTATGACAATACACTAACTGTTCTTGCGACACAATCTTTTTCTGCGGGTACTTTATTAAGTTTTGTAAATCCTGACAGTACTACAGATAGTAATTATTTATGGAGTGCAACAACAACGGCGGGTAGTACTGTAAGTGGTATTAATGGAAGACTTCAAACAAATGAATTTACAATTAATGTTGAATATGCTGACCCAACAAATCCATTAAACGGCTTAACTACTCTATATACAATACCTGCAAATACAAACGTAAATTGTGTCAGTGATATTACAGTTGATGTTACAAGTTTAGGTACGATTACGTACGGAGATTGTGTCGGTGATAGTAACACTTTTAATGCTATTACATTAGGTGTTCAGACAATATCAAACGATGATTGTATTAATTTAGGTACTTTAGGTGGTACTGCAACTTACACTTTAATAAACAGTGGGGAAACATGTCAAAGATATGTGTACCCATCGGACATTGAATATTATCAAGTATTAACCGCAATAACAATAAGTACATCAACTGTTAATGGAGT